AGAACCACCAGATTTGGTGGATTTTTTAGAACCCTTTTCAGGTTCTGCCAATGTCCATCCTTTACGTTCCATTTCTGAAACTTTAGTAGGATGAACATCAATGTCATCAGTTCCTTTTAATGTCATAATCATGGGTTTCCTTTACATGGTTGTAAATTTTGTCCAGGCACCTTTCTTCTTCAACACCTCCCTGAAATGCTTTGCAAATTCCTTCTTCATAATCCTCCTGGTTTTGTCTTTTACCACCTGTCCGAATTCATAAGTCTTGTTATATTTGGTGGATCTGTTCCAGGAAATAAGCATGGCAATGTTCTTTCTTCCCTTTGGTCCCATCCTTTTCCAGATCCCATCCCCACCTGATCTTTTTGCACCCCTTGGAACCCCTGAAAAATACTTTTTATCATCTCCAAGGAATTTGCTGATTGCATCTCTTTTGATATTTCCAAATTTGTTGGTCTTATAGTTCCTATCAATTGGAACAGGGATGGAAGATTTCTTGGGAATACGAACCCCACCCAGGTTCAACCTTGACATATATTCTGCAGGAAGAATTCCTGCACCCCTGGCAGGTTTTCCAAATGATTTGGAAACAAACCCCACCTTGGATTGAAGGTCATTCTTGTCAGTCTTTTCAACCTGGATTCCTTTCAAAGTATATGGGGTTGGCATATGAACTTGTTTAGGAAGATTGCTTTTCAATGCCCTTTGACACTCAAAGGCAATTCCATTTAAGGTGTTTCTCATGATCGATGGCAGATGCTTCCTTTGGGAATCCCTCAGATATTTGCTGAAGTTCTTAAAATCCCCCTGAAGATTGATATTCATCATTGGGCAACATCTGGGCTTTGTGCATTAGTGAAATACTGGACAGCAAAAAGCATGGTCACATATCCAACAGGTTTGGCACCTGAAGAATCATAGGAAATTTCAGTGGATGAAATGTATAGATCCTTTGCCAATCCATTGACTGTTCTATCTGATGCCAGGGCAACTTCAACTTCCTTGCAGATGTTGTCAACAACCCCATCAAAATCAGAATTGCTTTCACAATATCCCTGAACAATTAAAGAAAGATTTCTTTCCAACAATCTATCTGGTCCAAGTCTGATGGGTTCAGATTCTTCTGATGTTGTATATACGAGCAACCCTGGAAGATCACCTGATTCCAAAGGATAAATCCTGGATTCAAAAATATTTGATCCTGTGGTGCTTAATCCAGTACAGTTGGAAACAATTCTGTCTCTGATCTGTTCCCGAATATGGTCTGCCATTGTTATTGTGCTTCTAGTTGAATTTCTGTAATGCCTGTTCCATCTGGTCTGATCACCTTTGCTTTATAGGTGGTGGATGAAATCAGGAAGGTGTCATCAACTGCAATGGATGGAACATCAGAACTTCTGCAGGTTAAAACAGGAACAGTTCCTGAAACCCCCACATCCCCTTCATCGATCAAAACATATTCATTGTTGAATATGATATTGATGCTTGATCCTGAACCCCCTGCAGGGGTGTAAGTGACTGCAGTTCCATGGGCATCAGTATCAAAAAAAGATGCTAGGTCAGAAGCAGATTCCAAGGCCATTGCTTATTTTTTCTTGGGTCTGCCTGATTGTTTCTTGGGTTCTTCAGTTGCTTCGATGGCATCACCAAAACCAATCAGTTCCATTGCAACATCTTCATCAACATCAATGATGTTTCCAACCTTCTGGGGTTGACTATTTGCAACCACACTTTTCAATATTTTAATCTTCATAAGTTCCCTAATTTGTTGCAGGGAACCCCCCCTTGAACCAGGGGGGAACCCTTCAGATTATTAATCCAGATTAAGGATTAGTCGTTCCAGCAAATGACTTAGGATTCCTCACACAAAAATCTGTGAGATATAATCCAACCACTCTGACTGCACCAGTTGTGGAATTGCTGTAGGGGTCCACATTTATCTGCAGACCATTCCCCCAACTTCCCCAAACTAATGAAGACCAGTCACCCAGGAACAGTTTATTGATTGAACCAAAAACACAGTTTTCAGATGCATAAACTGGATACCCCATCAGTCTCCATTCTGCTGTGTTCGGATCAAGGATCATGATGTCCCCATACGTTGTAGTTCTGGGGGTTGCCATCATGTTTGCCAATGCAGTGGATGCACCCACCCAATTCAGGTTTCCACGTAGTGCATTGTTACTTGCTAATCCCTTCCACATGTTGACAATATCACTCTGCAAAGGGGTGTCTGCAGTGGCAAGGGTTTCCATTGTTATACCACTGGTTGAATTAACTCCAGTAGGGGCATTGGAAGATCCATCTCCTACTATGCCTTTGTTTTCAATTTCCACAGCAAGGGTTCTGGCAATGTCATTTCTGACGAATGCTTCAACATCCATTGAACTCTGCTTGAGCAGGGATGCACCGATATCAACATAGGCACCCACAGTTTTCCCATCCATGGTTCTGGCAATGAAAGTCTGATTGGATTCTGTGATTGCTCCATTTTCTGCAACCCAATAGGCTGTGCTTCCTGCACTGATTCCAGGAATGGAAACCTTCCCATTCAGCCCATTCAGTTCTGTGACTCCAACATCACCAAAGACCATGTTCGCCCGCATGACATCAATGAAATTATTGGAAAGAACATCAGTCTGAACTGTATATCCACCAAGGGAATCTGTGCCCACAATCAGGTCTGCACGTTGTTCCAGTTGCTGTCCATAGATGACATCTGATGGAACCCATGCACCCTGGGGATCAATTCCATTTTTGTCTGATTGTGCCCTTGATGCTTCAAATTCAAATGATGCATCATCCTGCAATTTCCTGTCTGAAGGATTTGCAAGTGCCCTGATCAGTTTCATCCAGGAATAACTTCTGGTTTCCTTTTTGGTCAATCCAACTGCATGAACTGTTTCAGGTTTCCTGTTCTTGATTTTTTCAAGAATCTCACATTGGAATTCAGGAACTGTTCTGCCATCAACAATGTATTTTCTGGCAAGATCCTTTTCCCCATGTTCTTCACCATAGGATTCAATCTCAGAAATTCTGGCAAGTTCTGCCTTCTGAATTGTTTCTCTAATTTTTCCTTCATCAACCACAGGGGTTGGTGTTGGTTCTGCTACAATTTGTGTCTGTTCCACTTTCTTCCTTTCAAGAATTTGGGTCTTGTGATTCTGGTCTGAAGATCTGCCAACAGTAGCCAGGGGGTCTGCACCAGAAGGAACCACTGAAATTTCCATGGGTTGCCAATCTGTTGCCCTGTATGTTGGGGTTGATTCATCTTCAGTTCTTTCCATTTCATAAATTTTGTATCCGACTGAAACCTGTGACCTGATACCATCCACAATGTCCTGAAAGATTTCTGAAGATAACCTGCCACGGCCAAACTTCAGAGAAGCCCTTCCTTTTTTATCTGGTCCGATTGAAGCAGATTCAACCACTCCCACCTGATCTGAAAATGAATGATTTAACAAAACAGGTGCCCTCTGTTCCAACCTACCAAGTCGAACTGATGCCCTGTCATGGTCTAGGATTTCATTGCCAAACTGACGTTCCACTGGTTGCTCACTCGAAAATATAACTTCTACAGTTCTTGCTTCTTCATCGATCACTTCCTGAACCAAGGAAAAATCCCTTGAAAGCATTCCTGTCTGAACCTCCTTGATTTCAAAATCATCCAGGTTTCTTTCAGGATCAAAAAAACCATCTTCATCCTTTTCATCCTGGGGTTCTGCATATCTCAGTTCAGGCCATTCTTCTTTTGTTTCAATTTCTTCTGTGGGTTCCACTTTTGTTTCTTCCATCTTTGATTCCTGAAGGTGTTATTCTTCCCCTTGTGTTGTGTCCACTGATACCTGTTCTGTGTAATCTGGGTCACCAAGTGGTTCACTTGGAAACTTCAACCCTAATCTGTCAATCACTTCTTTTTCATAGGCTAATTGTTCAACCACTTCATCCCAATCTCTGCCAGATGCAGATGCAATATCTGTCAGGGTTTCAACTCCCAACTGAACTGCAAGGGTCTGGGCTTTGATTTCTTGCTCTGGGTTTACATAAGGCCAACCCCTGGGAATCCATCTGATATTCTCAAACTTTGTGACCTTGGACATGGGCAGGTTAGGCAGATCATCATATTCAAACCAACCTGCAGTGATGGACATACGAAGCCAGGATTTGTAAACCTTGGAACAAAAATTGTGGATCATGAAATTTTGAAGCATTTTCCATTGGGATCTTTCTTCTGAAAATCCTGCCCTGATTGAACTGTAGTTCACTGATTCAAGGTCATTGCTCAGGCTGTTGTAGTTGACCAGAAGACCTGATGCCACACTTCTTAAAATGGTCTTGGTGAAATCCTTGTATGCATTGTTTGGATGCCCAGGGTTGAAGGGTTTGAAATCCATTCCTTCAGGCAGTTGCTGAAATGTCCCAGGTTCAAATTCTGTGATCAGGTTTTCATCTTCATCAACTCCTGTTCCAACATAGGAATCAGATGCTTCTGATGTGAAAAATCCCTGGCTGGAACTTGCAACCCTTGATGCTGTCAATTCTGAAAGTTGATATTGGGCAAGCATATCCAGGGGTCTGATTGCAGTGTTCAACCAGGGAACCCCCCTGGATTGTCCAGGTCTTTCCTGAATGTATAAATGAACCATTTCATCTGCAGGAACCCTTTCTGTTTTTAGTTTTCCAGGAAGATTGCTTGAATTGATCCCAGGGCTTGTAAGGGTCTGATGGTAGGCCAATGGTTTTCCAAATCTGTTTTGTTCAATGCCCATGATGATTGCAGTTTCAGAATCAAGGGTTTTGTTCAACTGGATTGGAAATGCATCTGATTCCAGAACCCACAAACTGAACTGGAAAGGATTGTCTTCAACCCCCTTCATCAGTCTGATGAAAACTTCACCATCCCTTGCCAATGCTTCAACCACCTGTCTGCATGTATCTACAAAATTAGACCTGGAATCCATGGAACAGAAGTTAGGATTTTCCCCCCAGATTGCCCATCCCCGTTCAAGTCTGGAATTATCCAGTTCATCCAATGATCCATCATCCCTTCTGGTTCTTGCCTGAAACTTGATGCCATTCAAAACCACATTTGATTTGACCATTGCCAGAAATTTCCTTGCCAGTTCATTGTCCTGACAGATCTGCCTTGATCTGTTTCTCATCATCTGAAGGGATTGGAAGATTTCCTGATCTGCAGAATTGGAAGTTCCATTGAATCCAGAAAATAATTCTGATGATTTTGCAGATGCATACATCCTGGAAAAGTTGGGTTTGTAAACCCTTCTTTTATTAGGTGTATCAGGTGCCCTTCTGAATGGGTTCCAGATTGCCATATTAATATCTGCCTAAACGTGTTTTAATAATTCCATTATGCCCCAGACCTTTCCTGGTTCGTTGCATCCTTTTTTCTTTCAACCATTCTGCTTTGAATTTGTTTCTGAATAACAAAAGATCCTGAATGGACATCCTTGAAAGGGATCTGCCGGCAATAGAAAAAGACATCTGATCCTGTGATGCCCTGCCCTGGATCACTGCTTCAATTGCATCCAATACTGTCTTGGCATAGGGTTCAGGATCTGCAGTTGATGTTGCCTTGTTTGGGATGACTTCCCAGGTTCCTTCACCAATCTGAACCCTTTCTGAATCAGAACTTCTGGTGATGTATCCAGCCCACTGATAGATCCCAACTGTATAGGAAGCAGTTGAACTTGATGCAACTTCCACCAGATAGTCTGTTCCTGATTCTGATGCAGTGATGCTGATGGCAGTTGATCCTGTTCCATTAAGTCTGGCTGAATAGGTCAAAGCATAGGAAGCAGGGGGATAATCAGAACCAAGATCATCCCTTTTCCAGGCCAGATAGTCCCCTGCCACAATGGGGTTCTGGTATTCTTCCAGGGTGGGTTCCAGGGTTCTGTAGTTCGTAGAATCAAATAAATTGGACATTAGTTTTTTTAATCAATGTTCAGCTGAAATAACCAGGTTGCAGCAAACCCTTAAGTGCTTGATATTATTAGGATCGATCCTATTTTGAGATATTAGAAAATCTAATCATAATCTGTTAATTCCTGTCACCCATCCTGCCCTTTGTGGTCTTCGTCTGACCTTCTTGGGTTGGGTCTTTTCTTTGATATGTTCATTGCTTGAAACCTTCTGCTTGAGAAGTTCCAGATTTGGATTCAAATTCAGAAAGGAAGCAATTGCATAAACCCTGCAGTCAAGCACCTCATTCCTTCTGTAAACCTTCACCCATTCCCTGGATGGAACCCCCTTTTTCATTCTGGTCACAACTTTTTCTGCAGTCAGTTGTCGGAAATATTCCTGGTCATATGTGATTGGAAAATGCTGGTATCCTGGCCCAACTGTTTCAATCTTCAGTTTTGAATAGATCTGTTCCTTAGCTGTATCAACTCCCAGGGTGTAAAGATGACCTTGACCCTTTGCCAACTTCGTTGGGCGGTTGATGATGGGCTTTCCTGCCTGATTAGATCCTTTTGATGCATGGATTCTTTTGAATGATCTTGCAGAACAATATCTGTAGACTGCATCTGCATGGTGTCCACCAGAGTCAACAAAGGCAGATGCAACACCTAATTCCACCCCTGAAGGATGTTTGAATTTCCTATCCAGTATCTCATCCAACTTCTGCCACGGAATCTGGGTTGCAGGATCACCATAGATTTCCTGATATAGGATTGAATAAACCTGTTCATCTGGTGTGATTCCAATAATTTCACAGGCTAATCGATCATCCTGGGTGTCACATCCTGCAACCAATAAAACAATGTTTTCATCAGGCAGTTCAGCATCTGAATAATCTTCCCTTCTGGTATAAAGATATTCCCATTCCAATCCTTCCCCCTGTTCTTCCCAACATTCACCGAAACTGTTCGTCCATGCTTTCAACAGGAATGCATCACCTTTACATTCTAAAAAATCCTTGACACAATCGGCCCATGATCTCCACC